CCGTGATGTAGGTGAGCTGGGTCGTGTTACCGACCATCTTGTAGTAACCACGCTCCTGCTCCTTGGAAAGGGTGAGCTGGTTCCACAAGTGCATCCAGTCGCCGTATTGGCGGTCGATGCGCTGTCCTCCAATCTCGACCTCAACCTGGGAGATCATCTGCTCTCCTGGGAAATCAAGCCACCGGGCGTAAACGCCATTGTTGGCATAGCCTGCGTTTCCAGAGTTTGACATGGACTGGTTGATCTCAGGAAGCGTGACCTGAAGGTAAGTGCGGTAGGCAAGATCGCCATTTCGGCTGATCGTGCATGTTACACGGCGACCGAAATCGGCCTGGCCGTTGAAAGTCTGTTCGATAGACTCCATGGCAAAGTTGGTGTGGCGACGGTATGTGACCTTCCAGAAGGTAATCTGAGGATTACCAGTAAGATACACATCCTGTGCGCCGTAAGCTACGAGTTGCATTAATCCTCCTCCCATTGTTATACTATTGCTAAAGAAAAAAAATTTACGAGAAAACAATTAATTCATTCAATTAATTCATTCAATTAATGTATTAATATCCATATTTTTTTCAATAAAATTCCTTACATACGTTTCAAGATATACTTCTTTCTTGCCTTCATGTTTCTTTGAAAAAATATACTTATCATCTTTTTTTTCAACTCTCCACCCCGATTGTACGGCGTTGTAGATAAACGCCATTTTTTGAAGTTTGACACAATCCATTTGCATATTGGGCTGTGTATCGATCATAATGGTATCCATTAAAATTAACCAAGAAAACAATTACTAATTCTAAACCCGCATGTATCCTATTCGATAATGTTATTGACTTATTATTAATTAAATAAGAGCATCTTTAATATTATAGGAAATGCCTTCTTTCAAGCCCAAAAATGCAAAAAAAATTATTGTCTGTAAAAAGACAAATACAACTCTTGATGGGAAACATAAGGAGTTACTAGAAGAATTCAACAAAAAATACACAGAAGTACTGCCCGAATTGCGTCGTCAAAGAAAAACGATAAGACAGAAACTATCAAGTAAATGTATTTCTGTAGAAGAAAAACTCGAATTTGAAGATAAATTAAAGGAAATAAAAGAAGAAATGAATGTAATAAAACGTAGCGAAAAAGAATATCTTTTAAACAACTCGAAGTATGTATTTGAATACTTTGAAAATAAAAAGAAAATTGCTGAAGGAACCAGTAAAACAACGATGCTTGACGATTTCTTCAAGATAAATAAAGATGTTGTTGACATGGGTTTAAAAGACAGAACAAATTTACAAAAGTACCTAACCAACGTTGATGAATCATTTTTAGATATAGGAAATTTTGTAGTACAGACAGACATATGTAGTTTTTGTGAAAAGGGGGAAATGATTCCTATAGATCATGAAGGATTGCTCGTCTGTAATGGATGCTCGCATAGCATTAAATACTTAGTAGAAAATGAAAAACCTTCATACAAAGAACCACCAAAAGAAGTGTGCTTCTATGCTTACAAACGAATCAATCACTTTCGTGAAATATTAGCACAGTTTCAAGCAAAGGAAACGACACAGATTCCTGATGAAGTTCTCGAAAATATCAAACTTCAAATCAAGAAAGAGCGAATCCAGTTGATACAAATCACAAACAAAAAGGCAAAAGAAATCCTCAAAAAACTTGGATACAACAAATATTATGAACATATACCATTTATTAAAGACAAACTCGGAATAAAACCCCCGATAATGAGTCAGGACCTGGAAGAAACCCTTTGTAACTTATTTATGGATATACAAGGACCATATGCTAAGTATTGTCCAGAAGATCGTGTTAATTTTCTTAATTACTATTATACTGTCTACAAACTCTGTGAATTATTGGATCAGCGTCAGTTTCTTCCCTACTTCCCAATGCTAAAAGATAGAGAGAAACGTATAGAACAAGATGAAATATGGAAGAAAATTTGCGAGGAACTCGATTGGGAATTTATTCCAACAATATAATTGAGAAATATGGTATTCTTATAAGAAATCAGAATATCATATATACATTTAACGGGGGAATCCAACAAGGTTGGCGCCCATGCCGAAGCCAGCACCCGACCGAGCGCTTACTCCCATGCTGGGCACGTAAGTGTCGAGGATGCTGAAAGTGGCAGCAGCTGTGAGGGCAATAAGTGCTACCTCATCTAAATTGAGTGATCGCTTTGGGATTGCGAAAGCGGCGATTGCGACCATAAGTCCCTCAACGAGGTATTTGATTGCGCGCTTCATGAGCTCTCCAAGATTAAGTCCGTCAACAAGGTTCATATTATATTAAATACCGAGAAAAAAATATATCTCCATTAAAAATACTTAAAATAAAACATACTTATTGTTTCATAGATGGCTAACTTCTCTAAAGATATGTCTCTGAGACCTCCTCCTGGAACAGAATGTCAGCTTGACCTAGATGGATCAAAAAATCCTAAATATGTTGACCTCTTAGATGAGGATAAACCAGTAGCAGGACAGAAATTCGCATGCGTATCATTTTTATCACCTGAAGCAATTATTCGCAGTAAAGAGCTTTTTTGTTTCGACGAATTCCTAAATCAATGGGAACTGAGCAAGTCTTTGGAAAAATATACCCAGTTTATGAGTTTTCTTTCATTCAAGTATAATTTGAATTTTGACGACTTAACGAAGGATCTACAGGAGTTCTGTACCGAAGAGAAGGGTAACCTCTTTAATACCGGACTCTCTGATGAATATAAAACATTCATAGACAATAATGAAGAACGTCTCACTGATTCTTTTAATGACGCACATAATTTCCAAACGAGTGTGCGTGGTCTTAAAATTCGCGGAAGCTATCCCAGTCAACAAGAGGCGGAGTTGCGATGCAAAATGCTCCGCGAGGTTGACCCCAACCACGACGTCTTTGTTGGACCCGTCGGAATGTGGATGCCATATCATCCCGAAGCATACAAAACTGGACGTGTTGAGTATCTCGAAGACGAGCTTAATCAGTTGATGCATGAGAAAAATAAGAACGAAACTTTGGCGAAGGTAGAATTCGACAAACGCATCAAAGAGACAAAGGTGAAGGCCATGGAAGAGAACAAGAAAAAAGCTATGGAAAGTGGAAATCTTCTTACACAAACTCTTGACAAGGACGGTAATCTTGTAAGCGTTAACAACGTCAATACGATGGAAAGCACTATGCCTGAAGATGTTTCCGTGGCTGATATTCGTAAAGAGCTTTTCGAAGACGATAATGTTGTAATTGACTATAAGGATTCAGACCATGGACGCAGCGAACTTACAGAGAATAAAGATACTACTGATAAGCCCGTTGAAATTAATTTATCTGAGGACAATCCCACTACAAAAGTTCAAAACGATGAAAACATTTCAGACGAATAAACATCAAAATTGATGCAACTTAGATATTATATTTATAAATATATAAGTTGAATGATGAAAGAAAAAAAACCTAGATGCTGTGTTGAAGGATGCAATAAAAAAATACCAGTTGTCGACAGATTAATGTGTATGTGTCACTGCGGAAAGCATCACTGTATAACTCATCGTTTTCCAGAAAACCATAATTGCACTTACGATTTTAGAAATATAGTAGACAAGGACGCTGCGATTGAAAAAATAAAATGCGTTGCGCCTAAGCTTACCAGCGTGATTTCTTAACGCTTATCTTTGGGCCAGCACCACGCTTCTTAGAACTGTTTGGGTCGTATGAATCATCCTCGTCATCGGAGTTAAGATCTTTCGAGATATCCCAAAACTCCTTAGAACCCAATTTGAAGTCTCCGTGAGGCTCAGCCTTATACCAAAATATCTGATCTTGAAGTTTATTTGATTTCGCGTTGTTATTCACTACTAAACACTCATAGTTTTCAGTACATTGATCCATAACTTGGCAAAATGACTCAAAAGTGGGAAACATTCCTGCGTAATTCTCCCAAATGCGTTTTCTATTTGACAAATAGGGTTCGCGGAGAATGAAAACATAATCTATATTCGTTCTTAAATTTGGCGGGATACCAAGAGGGTATTGCATTGTGATTATAAGCATAATCTTCCAATGACGTCCATTCATAAATAGCAAACGCATCATTTTATCTTTGGTCCAAGTTGCATCATAAAGACAATCATCAAGAATGACGAAAGCGCGTGGATCTATATTTGTCTTTTTGTAAGAAGCCAATTCCTTTTTTACTTGCTTTAATACTTGCTTTTGTCTTTTAAGAACATTCTCAATGATCGCAGTATTGTATTCGTCATGAATAAATAATTTTGGCACATGACTACCATAAAATCCGTTACCCGCCTCTGTGCCTGATATAACAGTTCCAATCGGAATATCTTGATGATAGAAAATCAAGTCTCTTACAAGATAAGACTTACCTGTGTCACGTCTTCCTATTAAGACAACAACAGGTCCGTTATTCTCATCAGGGTTGAACTTAATGTTTCTCATATCAAATTTCTTAAGTTCTAATGTCATCTATAACGCTTTCAGAAAAAAAATAAAAGTAAAAAACGCATTTAATTAGTTTAAATATTACATAATTTATGTGTAAAAGAACTAATGGACCTGTCCTATAAAAAAAACGATAATGCTGATCTTTTTTCTACTTTAGTAAAAAAGGAGCTATTAAATGTCTCGGGACCCCAAAATTATGTGCCTCTTTATTCGAAATTTTTTACCCTAAGCGATAATAATTTTAATAACATAAATTTGAACAATTCTCTTTCACTTGTAAGTATAGAAAATCGTGAGAGTGAAAATAAATACTCTGGAACGGTCATCGATGAAAAGGGTGAAACTAAAGAGAGCAAAATATTTTTTAAATTGAGCCCACTACTCGACCCGACCAAGTACATGATTGGAAAATATGATCTCTCCAATACCAATCTTCTAAAACTTCCATTATTGGGTGATGACTCATCTCATCCAAAGGTAAGAGACCCAAACAATTCAGCTTATGTAGATAGTTTTTTTACTTATCTTACAAGCCAATTACTACACAAACACGCATTTATACATGGTGTAGATTTCTTCGGTTCCTTTTTGGCCATAAAAAATGATTATTCAGTCAATATCTCCGATGATATAGAATATTTGAATGAATCTCCCTTTTTTCATAAGAATAAGGGCTCTCTTTTTACAATAGATAATACTTTTCAAATGGATTTTTTAAACTACGATACAAGAAACTACAAGAAAAAATTAAATCTATCACCCCTTGATTCAGACAGCGCTCATATCGAACTCGCTAATATTGATGATTTAGAAAAACTTGGAGACATATTTTATGAAGGAGAGAATAGTGCGATCGGTAATCCACCATCTGTCATCTTCGAAAACCATAATATAAAAAATATTGAATCGGCTAGCAGCACCGCTAGCGATTGTTCTTCAAGATCATCAAATACGGACAACGAAGATAGTGAAAATGATGAAGATAGTGGAAATGATGAAGAGAATGACAGTGATGACCAAACTTCTTATAGTGAATGCTCTACGGCAACAGAAGATGAGTTTACAGCCAAGTTAGCTTCTTTTCCAGTTCAAGTAATTACCCTAGAACGATGTGAAAAAACCCTCGATTCGCTCATAGTTAATAATGAGTTATCAGAAGAGGAATGGACTTCAATTATCATTCAAATTCTTATGATTCTAATAACATTTCAGAAATCATTCGGACTTACACACAATGATCTGCATACTAACAATATTATGTATATTAGCACTGACAAACAATATCTCTTTTACAAAGTTAATAACAAACACTACAAGGTCCCAACATTTGGAAAGATATTTAAGATTATTGATTTTGGGAGGGCTATCTATAAGTTTCGTGGAAATATTATTTGTAGCGACAGTTTCCATTCAAAGGGCGACGCTTCAACCCAGTATAACTGTGAACCATATTTTAATGAAAAAAAGCCGAGATTAGAACCGAATTTAAGTTTCGATTTATGTCGACTCGGTTGTTCTCTATTTGATTTTATAGTAGACGATATTGAAAAGATTGACGAGATAAAGTCTCCTATAGAAAACATCATAATAAACTGGTGCAAGGACGACAAGGGGCGCAATATTATGTATAAGAATAATGGAGAAGAGAGATATCCGGAATTTAAGTTGTATAAAATGATCGCAAGAACAGTTCATAACCATATACCTCAAGAGGTTCTAAACAACCCATACTTTGAGAGATATCAAATATCAAAGAAAAAAATAAAGACGCAGAAGATTATGAACATCGATCTGTATCCATCCTATATAGAATTAAATCCGAAAAATTGAAATAAAAATTGAAATGAATTTAAACAAATAATTCACTTCAACACTAATCATGGAAAACTCCAACATTACCAACGACTCCAACATTAACAACGACTCCAACATTAACACCGACTCCAACATGAGCGACAACACACTCCACCGATTCCAGGAGCAAACTTCGCATACCACTATGTTCTATACCATCGTGGACGGCATGAAATTCTTCGAAAAAGATCCGGACAATTTCAGCTGGGGGAATCTGATGCAGAGGCTCGAGAAGCCCACCGCTTTGAAGGGATACACCATCTACTCAGGACAGTATGTAGAACATGACCCTTACGCTAATACTCCGACAATGAAGTATGTCATGGTTGATGGAGACAAACAGCTTATGTCCGGACAGCTTATGCTCCTCCGTTCTAATTCCAATCCTGATGGATTCCTTTAAATAAACATAAACACAAACACAAAAAAAAAATTAATACATTAAAATAACCAATATTTTTTAATGTATTTAGAACTCGGGGTTACCAACAAAGACATTTGTTGATTTTTTTCCCATAGTAGTTATTGAACCCATTTGGTCGATGATGAACATTCCGGCGATGGTGCTAATATATACTATAATAGAATCTCTAAGCAGTTCTTTAACAGGGCGTGCCTCTTTTAAAATCATTCGCATTTCTACAAATTTTATTAATGAATATACGACCGCAATAATTCCAGCATTCGTAAATATGTTGTTCATTAAACTATATATGGATTATCTGAATAGATGTTTTACGCAATTTTCTTAAGCGAGAATCTCTACATCTTCAAGGATTGGTGGATTTAAATGTGTCGACGCTCTATTAAGATCATTGATATCTGTCATCTCAAGTTTTACCTCATCACCAATAGTTAGACAATCATCATCATCCTCATCATCATCCTCCAATTTGCGCTTTTCCGCCGCCACCGATGCTATTTGCTCCAATCGTTCTATTGTCTTCGGAGCAGTGACATTCATTTCATTACCTCTAATGTCAACAGCCTTATCAATATCTGAAAACCCAATTGGAGTCTTTGTTACATTAGAAGACTGAGCCATTGTGGCTAAAGATTGTGGACCAACATCTGTCACAAGACCAGAGATAGCAGGGGACGGTGGCGGTGTAGGTGCCGCACTAGCAACTACAGGAAAAAACTCCGGAGTAGGAGGAAGAGGAGTCGCAACAGGTGAATCAACCATGTCCGACTTCACAACAACCGGTGTCACATTTTCAGAAACCACAGAAGAATCTTCTTCTTTTACTTCTTGGACAGGTTCTGGTTCCTCCTTAGGTATCAATACTTCCTCCTCTTTAACATCGACACCTAATTCATCCGTCTCATCCAAGTAAGCCCTAAGAATAGCTTCTACCGGCATACTATCTCTTACTGAGTTAAGAATACATTCCTTAATGATAATTTCTAGCTCACGATTATGCTTCTGTATTTGTAAAGGAGAAATGTGTTTCTCAAAAAGGTAGATATTTGTATAGAGCTTCCGTGCAACATTTGTATAGACTGTATGTACGAAAGTATCGGCAGATGGAACATCTAGATCCACCTTTTTTTGTTTCTGTCCTACGCGGACACATGTAAGGGCTTTAAGCTGGATTACATGTACGCATGTAATGAGTTCTTCCAAATAACCACATCCTGACGTCTCGCAAATACGTTCTCGCTCCGTCTTTATAATACTAGAATTCCATTTCGGTACTCGGCTTAAAAATGTCTGAAATGTCATTAAATATTTATCTTCTTCATCATTTTCTTGACATAAATTCCATGCTTCGTCAAATATTGATTTAAGACCTTCGATTACTGATGGAGTAAGTGTGTTCACAAGACGTGCGCACCACTCATTTTTGGATTCACCTAGGCTTGTAACAGAATAATCGTCCATTTACATAAATGATAGATTTTCTAAATCAAAATCAGAACGTATAAACAAAAAATTAAACATAAAAAATATAAGAAGTCTCTCATTTCTAAATTCCCTCTTAACTTTATGAAATGCCAGCAAAAGCTGATATTTCTTCTTTTCGTCAATTTTTGACTTCTCAACATAATCCATAATATCTAATCCACTATACCCTTTCTCATACAATTTAATTGATAAATCTAACAGACTAGAATAATCCTTTGCTGTTTGTTTTTCAATAATTTTCTTTAAAGTAACAGATCGTTTATGCTCTACTTGTTCCATATTAAAACAATTATTAAGACCATACTTGTGTAGATTCGTTTTTTCACCAGAAATAATTGGTTCAGATATAAAAATCTCACAGAATCTTGAAAGTATTGGTTTGAGAAGTTTATACTTGTCCTCGACGATAATGAAAAAACGGGTAGTGTGACTAAATAGCTCTATACATCGGCGAAGTGCAGACTGAGCATCAATAGTCAGTTTGTCAGCATTTGATAGTATAATCGTTTTGAAGTGTCCTGAACCCTTTATATTAATATGCGTTTTTGCGAAGAATTTCAACTCCTCACGGACAAATTTAATACCTTTTCCATGCGCACAATTTACATTCATAACATATGCTTTTGTCAATTCTTTACTCCTGCCGTATATGTCCCGAACAAAATTATGTACGATTGTTCTTTTGCCACTTCCGCTTGGACCATGGAATATAATATTTGGAATTTTGTCAGTTTTAAGAAAAAAATCAAGCTTTTCTGAGATAGTTTTATGAAGTACAATACTCATTATTTGCCTTTTCAATTAATATATCCAATATATTTAATACATTATTACTTGTATATGATAAGTGAGCCAGACCCTGTCAATATTTATTTATTAATAGGTTATAATATTCCTCATAGTGTTGGAATTCCTGACTTGGATACGACTATAGGCGATCTCAAGACCTATATTAGGCGTAATTTAGTAATGAACACAGTAGAATGGCGCGACCAAGTCCAAGACACATACAATTTAGAACTATACAAAGCAGACAATTGTAGAAATCTTAAAAATAGTGAAACATTGGCTGACCTCATCTGCGAGGGGGAACTATATAACAACGAATGTATAAATATACATATAACACTAAACAACAAGGAGAAACAATGTTTCATAACAACATTTTTCAGTAATATAATGAAATCTAGGACTAATCATAAAAATTTCCCTGAAGCGAATCATAATTATTTGTTTTCTTGGGAGACATAGTTTTCTCTCCATATATTAAATATGACTGAGAAGGCATACATTCCGGAAGGTAAAGACATTCTCACTGTAAACGGTTGTACATGTAAAAGCGAGTATAAGTCCGAGTCGGGAAACTCGTATAAAAATGCCTGCAATCTTGATGACGCGACAGTCCCTTGGTGTGTTGTGGAAGGGAAATGTGGGAGGCTCCTCAATAATGGGAAACTCAAGGGGAAGTGGTGGGACCAGTGCGCTGCTAAAGGCGAGGATATCACCCCCATATACGGAAAAAATTATTTTAACCAGAATCTGAAAGGCATCTTCATATACATTGTCATTTTTGTCATCACTATTCCTATTCTCATGTATAGATACGGATTTAACGAGCTCCTCGAAGTCTACATGCCAAATTTTGATCTGTTGGCTACAGCAGTGTCTTTCGGAGGCGGACCAGGAAATACTCGTATCTTCCAAGAGCTATACAATACGAAGTCTGAGAATCTTCTAGGACAGTTAAGTACCCTATTTATCAATTATATGTCTCTACTAGGACTCACTTATCTGGTTGCCCGACGAGTAAATCTTACAAAATCCTTGGCAAAGGGTTGGGGAATTGGTTTTGTTATGCTCCTTCTTACTTATTTAATTCCTAACGCAATTATAACATTTATCCAGCACAAATTTGCTGACTATTTTTTCAATCTGAAGACGGGTCAAAATAAGACCCTCTTTGCCTACTTTAGTATTGTAGCTGTTGGGTTAGGAATAGCAGGAATATTTATTTCAATAGAAAAAGCTATTGTGAAAAATCATAAAACCCTAATAGATCCTTTCGTTAAGAATATTTTACATATAACCGACATTTTTGATAAAATCTTTAAAATATAGAAATTTTGTGATGTTGTTTTTATAATACGAATTATGGTATTATAAAATTATGGTATTATAAAATTATGG